AAAGAAATTCAGGTCGAAAAGCAAAACCCTCCCGTTCTGAAATACAACAAGAGGGTCGCATGAACCAACTCACGCCCAAGGGCGTTTTGGTCATCTGGATAAATTTTTCCATACCCAGATGAAAAAAGGAGCCTCGAACCCTTAGTTAGTAAGGAGGGAACGAGGCCAAGGGATACCTAATGAAGGGAGAATCCCATATGAATAGTGTATCATTCAAAGCCAACAAGTGCGACTATTGCGGACGCCAGATAAGCGTCCCGCACGTTATTCCCGGTCTTGGAAAGTTTGGACCGGAATGCGTGCAAAAACTGTCCCAGCTCGAGCGCTGGCTCGAGCGTCATGGCGTTGAGGGGCTCATTGGCAATGGCCTGACGGTTGGCATGGGCGAAGCCCCAGCGGTTTACGGGAAACTTAATTATGTTTTCGCTACCCTGCGAAAAAACGGAATCAATGTTTTTAGTGAAAAGATCGGCGATAGCTTGCATGTTCGGCTCGATGGCGTTACGCCCAGGCGATTCAAGGCCAGCCTAGCAAGAGGACGGTGGATGGCATGAAAGTCGCTACCGAAGATCGATTTGAAAATCAAATGGCATACAACCAAGGCAAACTAGCCTTCAATGGGCGTGGACGACCGACGTGCCCCTATAGCATTCGACGGCTCATTAATGCCTATTGGCAGGGCTATGAAGATGCCGAGCGGGAGATGATGAAAGAACTCCAGAAAGAGTGGGTGACCGCATGAACCCGCTCTGGACTATCTGGATTGTCGCCATCATTGGCGTAGCTTTTTGTGCCGGGGTTGAACTGCTCGAGCACCTGAAAAAAGTCGTGGCTATGAAGCTCGAGCGCAAGCCCTGGGAACGCGCTGTGCTGGTGACGTTCTCGGTTTTTGAGGAGGGGAAATGAAAACCTTCGCCAGAAACCGCGTTATTGACCCGCAAATGCGACCCTATTACTTTTATGACCTCGAGGACGCCGTGGGCTTTCTCGACAACCTCAAAGTCGTCGAGGTTGGCCTGAATGACACCTGGACACAGTTCGTTTTTGAGGACGGCTCAGAGCTGAGTATCGAAGGGGAGTTTTAGAAGATGTTTACCAAAGCAACCAAAAAACAAGCTAAGTTACGCCTGGCGTTAATCGGCGTTGCTGGGTCTGGAAAGACCTACACAGCCCTAAGCATTGCCAAAAACCTTGGGTCACGCATCGCAGTCATTGACACGGAGCGCGGTAGCGCCAGCAAGTATTCTGATGTCTTTGCTTTTGATGTACTCGAGCTGGACAGTTTCAGCCCTGAGCGCTATGTCGAGGGTATTGCCGAGGCTGGTAAGGCAGGTTACGAGGTGCTGGTTATTGATAGTCTCTCGCACGCCTGGGCAGGTAACGGGGGCATTCTTGAATTTGTCGATAATACTAAGGCCGCTGATAGAAGCGTTAATAATTTCTCGGTCTGGCGTAAAGCAACCCCGCTGCATAACAAGCTGGTTGATAGCCTTTTAGCAGCGCCCTTGCACCTCATCGTCACTATGAGGGCAAAGACCGAGTATGCCCAAGAGAAGGATGAGCGAACGGGTAAAACGTCTGTTCGCAAGGTAGGCTTACAGCCAGTGCAACGCGACGGGCTCGAGTATGAATTTGACGTGGTTGCCGACCTTGACCCGGATAACAATTTCATCGTTACCAAAACGCGCTGCTCAGCACTGGCTGGGAAGGTTTTTAGCCGCGCTGGCTCAGAGGTTGCGGAGGTTCTGACAGGCTGGCTAAGCGACGGGACAGCTCCCACTGTTTCCCACCAGCCACCCACTCCCGCAACTCTGAGTAAGGAACGCGCTCACAAGATGCATCAGGAGCTGGGCAAACTGGGCATCGACAACCATCATGCTTTTGCCGCCGGGGTGCTCGGTCGTGAGGTTGATTCTTTCACCGAGCTTAGTGAAGCGGAAGCGCTCGAGGTCTGGGCGCAAGCCAGGAAAGGGATGGCGGCATGAGCGCCGCCATCCTTGACGTCACACTGGATCAGCAAATTGCCTGTGTCAAGCGCGAGCTAAAACTCAGGCGTTCCGTTTATCCGGCCTTGGTTGGCAACAAGCGCATGAGTCAGCTTGATGCTGATATTCAAATCAGCCATATGGAAGCTGTGCTGAAGACGCTCGAGCGCTTGCATGGCGAGGAACAGGGGGCGCTGTTTTTATGACGACCACCCACATCGAACACACTCACAAAGACCCCAGCGCTCGCAAGTTCTATATCGAACAGCGCTACTGCGAAAAATGCAAGGCAAAGAAGTTTACTCGAGTCAATCTGGATGACTTGTCTACACGTTGCCTTGGTTGCATTCAGCGAGAACAGGACGGGAAATGAGCGAACTCCAGCTTTATAAGGAACTTGTTTTTAAGGCACTCGAGAAAGCTGGGCGGCTCAAAAATCCAGCTCAGGCGATTGTAAGCCTTTCAGCGGGTTGGCCTAACGCGAGTGACATCTACAAACTTAATGCACTCTGAGATAAAGCAATCGATAGAGCACTTTTGCGAATCGCAAAAAGGCAGGTCAGGCTGGAACTAGAAAACAGTCAATAAAACTTTTGGAGGCGTCGAATGGAGCAGGTCAGGGGCAGGAAAAAGCCAGTCAAAATCACCGTAGAAGCAACCCACGAAGGCCTTGACGAGCTGGGTCGCTTCATCATCATGCCGCTGGCCTGTTCTGGTTGCGGCCATCTAACGAGTCGCCAGATTTATTTGGACGGCCAGGGGCATGTTTGTCTGGGCTGTGATTACAGGGTGGTGTTTAACTGATGGAGCAGGGGATGTGGCACATACGCGATATGGGCCGGGGGCAATGGCTGCTTTATTTTCAAATTGACAAGCAGCGGATTGCTGAGGTGGGGACACTCGAGGTTGCTCCTGATATAGCCATGTCAATCAGGACGGGACTGAACAGGCTTGGCGCGGTTCCAGAGGCAGCCAGGAAGATGGTGGCGGCATGACCAGAGCCGAGAAAACCATCATGGATATTCTCGAGCAACATGCTGATCACCACGGCTTTTTAGACATGAGTTTGGCGCAGCTCGAGCAACTCAGTCAATACTCAAAACGCCATGTTCGCAGAGTGGTTCGTCAGCTCGAGGAAGCAGGTCATATCCTCACAGAATCATGGTCAGGCTTGAGCGGCACAACCCGATTTTTTATAGGAGGCGAAATGCGGACAAATGCGGACATGGTGTCCTCTTTAATGCGGACAAATGCGGACATGGTGTCCGCATTTCCTCGAGAAAAAGAAAAAGCCTCTCTTTATATAAAGAGATCTCTCTCTAAAGAGAGAGAGTGCGCATCCAGTGAGGCACCAAGCTCTCTCTCTCAAAGAAAAAAATTAGAAAGTATTTTTACCTCGGGGCTTTTACTCAAACTATTTTCGGAACTCCCAGAGCGCGAACAAGGCTGGCTTGGCTTGAGCCTTGAGATAATCGCTGACGCGATTCAAAAAGCAAATCAAGGGCAAGGGAATTTCAAGACTAACGTGAAAAACATTCTGGATGTGGAAGCAAAACTTGTTAAGCCGCAAATGGAAAAAATTTCCGGCGGCGTGAAAACTGGCACAAAGAAAACCTTCGTCCAAACGGGCACATTGGCCCCCGGCCTCGAGCTGCCCGCCGCGAAGGATGTGCTTGAGCGGGCAGAGGAAAGCTGGCGCAAAGACCAGCAGCAGCCACCAGAAACCGACTATGCCGCGATGACGAACGAAGCCTTTGAAACCCATATCAGGCGGCTGGGGGATGGCGCAAAAGAAACCCTGCGCGGCATCAGGCACAGGCAGCTAGCAGACCGGAATTCCCGGCAGAAGGAGTGTGAAGCAGTGGACAGGAAACGGAAGCTCGAGGAGCAGGCGAGGGCGCTGGTGGGGGAATGATCGCCCTTAATCTCAAACCCTTCGCCTTCCTCGATGAACGTGGCCGCCTCTACAAAATCGAAACCCATCAGGGCGTGGCCTGGATTTTCTACTGGGACCTCGAGCATGGCTACTGGTCGCCATTCCGCCCAACCCGGCACGATGAACTCGAGTGTTATGCAAAATATCCCTTGCCAGATTCGCAATTTGCGGAGCTCGAGAAAAAGCATGGTGAATCTGTGAAGCGGGTAGGGGCATGAAGGAATTTGCCGTACTTGAACCCCGCTACTATTTGGAAAGCAGATAGCGAGGTGATTAGTGATGACTGAGGTCTTAGGTGTAACTCGAGCGTCCACGATGCGCGAGCAATGCAAGCGCTTTAATATCGGCTATCTCGAGCGCTTCATCCAAAACTTTTGCGGCATCAACAAGAGACCCGAAGACCTGAACGAAGACGAAGCCCGGATGGTTTGGAACATGGCCAGGGGCGAGGAATGGCGCAAGCTCCTTGCCTGGTGCAAGCGAATGGAGGAATCATATGCTGCCCGCAAGCGCAACGAATTATAGAGAGGTTGACCTTGGCAGTATGACCATCGTCAAACACGGGGTAAGAATTCGAGATGTTGAACTTTTAAAGGAGATTGAGATGGAGCAGAGGGAAACTTTGATAACTAAAATCACATCAGCAAAACTGAAAGTAGATCATACATACTTTCACTTTGCTCAGTCGGGGCTCGATGAGGAGGGGGCGATAGGATTTTCAAATCTATTGGAATTAAAAAATGACATTGAAGAATTACTCGATTGGGTTATTCGAAATGGATAACTCCTGGCTCTTACTTCTCATCCCGCCTCTTATTGCCCTGTTCGTCCTGGTTCGGATGAATCGCAGAAGAAATGACTGAGTTTAATCACAAGGCGCTCGAGCGCCTCTGGATTTTGGACCGCGATGGCTTCAGGGGTTTTGTTCGTCAACTTGCTAAACTAAACAAAAAAGGGGGATGCCATGAAATATCAGATTCGGATATACGCAAATCAGGCGCAGAATATCGAAAGTTATTTTGATAGCTTAATTCTCAGTACCTATGAAGTGGAACAGCTCGAGCAGAGACATAAACCAGGAGAGAAATATCCCTATTTTGTCAATCTGGTTGTTTCTGGAAATAGTTTTCCGCTGAATATTGGAAACATAGAAAACGGCCAGTTGTTCGCATGGCCCCTCGAGCCTGCTAAAACCGGGAACCCAGGACGAATTGAATTAGTTGAAACTCACCCTGCTATTAGCGAGGATGGACCCACGTCACACCTTGACCTCTCCTTTGACCGCTCCATCCTTGAAGCCAGACCCCAAAAATCTTAATCACAAGGCTTCCAGCCTATGAGCGTGATAAATCAACGAAAGGATCACCTATACGGGTTTCAGCGTCAGCGAACCCAGGCCCTCGAGCTGGCGAGGGCTTTTTTATGAAATCTCTCACCTGCTCCTTCCTGCAATTGGTGTTAGTCTGCCTAATGGCAGTTTGGGCACATGTTTATAGTGAGGATTATCTTGGCTGCTGGCGAATCGCCGAAGGCAGCAAGTTGGGCAATCTGCTCTTTGGTCAGCCTGCCGATGCTGAAGAATTGGCGCAGGGGATGCTCGAGCTTGAGAGCCTCTGTCAATCCAGTGATGTCTCGACCTGGCTTAACCCTTAAAACTCTGCCCGCTTGAAATGGACGAAAAAGCACTCGAGCTGTCCACTAGAAGATTTTTCAGTGGAGATTATGAAGCGGCTGATGCTTTTCTAAAGTTAGCCTTTGCCGCACCACCGAAATCCGTAAGGCGCTTAAAACGGCGCTCAGCCCCTCAGAGGCCAAAAGCCCGAATCAAGGCATAAGTGGACAGATTTATCACTACCCACCCCTTAGCGACCGTTTTACGAGGCCGTTTTGCAGTTATGAAGCTCTCAAACCCCAAAATAGCCCTAAAATCGGCATAATTGCTCTTGTGCCGATTTTTACAGCAAGAGTAGCTTAAGAGGGCTGATGCTTTGAACATGGACATTGTTAGCTTTAAGGGAAATGCACTTGCCGAAAGCCGAAACTGGGGCAACCTCTCAGATGAGGACCTTCACCAGCGTGCCGCCAAAGCTGCCAGAGATAGAGACTTCGCCGAACTCTGGGCTTTGACCAAAGCACACCGCTTCATTGAATCTCCGAATCTTTCAGAGCATACCCTCGAGAACTACGAGCGAGGGCTCCGGGATTTGCTTCACTACTTTGAAGGCGAAAGCCTGCTTAGACCAAAACGCAACGCTGGGGCTTACTACGTCAGATATCTCGAGACCGAAAAAAGCTACAAGCCAAAAACAGTTGGGGTGAAACTCGCTGCGGCCAGAGCATTTTATGAGGCCTTGCGCTGGTCAGGGGCAACCGAGGCTAATCCCTTTGAAAATGTCAGACCCGCGCCTGACCTGGTACCGGCCTGGGAAAAGAGGAAGCCGTTTTCGGTTGGTGAGGTCGAAACCCTGCTGAAAGTTGCCAGTGAAGCCGAGCAGGTGATGATCTTCCTCGGTGCGCACTCGGGGTTAAGGATTAGCGAGATGTGTAACTTGCAGTGGTCACACATCAAAGGTAACCGGGCAACCATCCGGGGGAAGGGTGGCAAAGTGCGCTCAGTCAGTTTTAGTAAGCGCCTGGCGCATGCCCTCAAAACCTGGAAAGAAACATCGGATAAACGAAAGCGAAAGCTTCGGCCTGATGGTGCAGTGCTGCCCTGGGGGGTTGACCAGGCAAGGATCAGGCTCGAGCGCCTCTGCCAGCAATGCGGGGTTGACTATAATAATAAGGCGATGCACGGTTTGCGGCATTCTGCGGGTACCCGAATCTATAAACAGACTGGCGACCTGGGTAAAGCAGCAAATCATCTTGGACATGCAAAGTTGGATACCACCCGCATCTATGCGAAGATGGCACAAGAGGAGATTGAAAGCGAGATAAGTGATTGGTAGCTAAAACAGCCCCGGCTGCTCCACTCGAGCCAGCCCTGCATACCAGGCTTCAATAACCCTTCCTCTATCCCCAGAGTTTAGCTTCAAGAATTCATTCAAGGCGGCTTCCCCTCCCCTGATGCGAACCACAGGATTAACCTGCCCAGGCTCGAGCCTCCCTTGTTTGGGGTCACCATAAACTTTACCATTGGCGAAGATGGCAGCTTTCATAGATACCTCCTGCTAAAAGTGTAGGGTAATTGCGTGAATTTTGTAACAGCTAAGCCGCGTTTGCTGTTACGTTTTCGACGTTTGTAAGCTTTTTGTAAGACTTTTTCGGCAAAAATGCGGTGAAACTTCGGTGAAACTTCGGGTTTTTCACGCCTATTTCTCTACAATCACGAAATGATCAGCCCGTTGGGACCTCTTGCTCACTAGAGAGGGCACTGATGAACGAAGTCTATCTGCGCCGCTGGCAGGCTAATGCCTTAGCTGAAGCACTCTGGGCGACGCATCAACCGCGCACCAAAAGTTACGAACAGCCAAAAGTCTATTACCGCCCCTGGCAATCCCTGCCCCCGAAACTGCCACTTCACTCGAGCCACCACCCTACCGTCGTTGAGCGCGCCGAATGGCGCAACACACGATATGTGCCTACGGGTCAACTCACCCTTTACGACATTCCAGCCAAAACACCTGGCCCCAGGTATCTGCCTGTAAGAGTGCCGCAGCTCGAGCCGCTGAACATCCCACAGCATGAGGTTGTCGTTACGTACTATGACTATGAAGCATGTGTTCACCACATGGCAGTAGAAGACCCAGATGAATTTAAAGCCTGGTGCGACTATGTGCAGAAATCAAGGCTTTCGGCAGTCTTTCAGAGTGCCAAGGACGGCAAGCGACAGAAGGTTTACTGGTCAGTTCGTCAGGCTCGAGATGTCACTAAGGTTCTGGTCTGTGCAGTGCTGCGAATCCTCGAGGTGGCTGATGCCCCCAACGTTGAAGATTTCACTTTAAAGGCCAGTTTCCGGCAGAAAAGGGTAGTTTCTGCCGATTCACCTGATAGCGTACCTATAGTGAGCAAGAGCTGACGGCTAGCCGCCAGGGCGAACCCGTCAGTTATTTTTTTGCTCGCGTATCCATCTCTTCCCTAGGGCCAGCTGCGCCCTCCATAGCTGGCTCATATTTATTTTTGAGGCACCATGACCACAGCCCAGAAACTTGACCTCTTAGCCCAGAAGCGCCTCGAGCTTGATGCGCTTTTTACAGAGGCGCAGCGCGATTTGGAAAGCGCGATTGAAGACCTCGAGGCCGACATCAAACAAGCCGTCCTGATTGGAGGCGAAAATGTCAAAGGAACCGAACTCCAGGCCATCTGGAGCAGCGGGCGAATCAGCTGGGACGGCAGAGGGCTTGACGGCTACGCTGTCGCCAACCCCGAAATCAACGCCTTCCGCAAAGAGGGAAGCCCGAGCGTTTCCATCCGCCGAATCTGACCCTTACTACCAGCTGGGTGTGCTCCAGTCTGACCTTGACTTTGCCCTGGACTTTATCAGGCGCATTGCCCAGGATGACAGCCAGGCCAAGCAGCGGGCTAAGGACTGGCTCGAGCTGTTCCGAGGCTAGGAGAATGTGCCAGAATCCCAAAAACCACAAGAAACCCCCTGGCTCCAGCTCGAGGGTGAGGCTGATGCGGCTTATGCAGGGTTTTGCGTTTACCGTGATTTGCCTGGCAAGCGCAGCATCGCCAGGGCAGCACTCAAGCTGGCACTCAATCACAGAACGCTCGAGCTTTACAGCAGCCAAACGGGCTGGCCGGAACGGGCCAAAGCCTACGATGAGCACTTAAGGCGCATCAAACTAACAGCTGTCGAAGACGAAGTCCGTGAGCAGGCCAAGGCCTTTGTTGCTGAACTCAAAATTATCAATGAGCGCTTTCTCGAGCGCGCCCACAGCATGCTCGATTCGCCACTTTACCGAGAAACCAGAGACGACCAAAACGAAAACCTCATCATCCTCGAGCCTGCCAACTGGCGTCAGCGCGACGCAGCCCTATTTGTTCGCGAGGCCATGAAGGTGCAGGAGCGCATCAAGGAACTCGAGTCTGAAGAAACCAAAGCAGGTGGCTTGCTTGGTGACCTGATGAAAGCTGTCAGAGAGGCTTATGGAACTCTACCCCCTGAGTCCGACAGCGATTAGGGCACTGGTTGAAGCTAGCGCGCAGCGCAACATTTTTCATGGGGCGGTACGCAGCACCAAGACCTGGACTGCCCTCATTCGCTGGGCGGAATACGTGCGAAGTGAAGCGCCGCCTGGGCTGCTACTTATGGCTGGGCGCACCAGTGACACGCTGCGTGATAACTGCCTGACTGAACTCGAGAAACTGGTTGGGCCGGACGCCTTTCAGTGGAACACCGAAAAAGGCAGACTCTTTGGGCGAGATCTGGTCTTTCGTGGTGGGGCCAATGTGCTGGCTGAGCAGTCAGTGCGTGGGATGACCCTGGCTGGGGCCTATCTCAACGAGTCTACCCTGCTTCATGCTGACTTTAGAAAACAGGTTGGCTTGCGCTGTTCGGTAGAGGGGTCAAAACGTTTTGAGGAAACCAACCCTGCCGGGCCAAACCACGATATTAAAAAAGACATTGACCGGGCCGAAGCTGGCGATTACAGCAGTGACCAGCTTTATGTCCGGCATTTTAAGCTCTCTGACAATCTGAGTCTGAGCAAAGACTATCTGGACATGCTCGAGCTCGAGTACCAGGGGGTCTGGTATGAGCGCTTTGTTCTGGGGAAGTGGGTCAATGCCGAAGGAGTTATTTATGGCTTCTTTAGCAAAAAGAAGCATATCCTTAAAGCCTTGCCTGCTCAGCCCGATGCAATAGACATTGCTGTTGACTATGGTGCATCGAACGCCACCAGCGCCGGATTCTACGCTAGCTGGAATTTCCCACCCAAAGGCACGGAGCTGTTAGCGGTCCGGTTTGGGGGCTACTACCACAGCAACCGTGAATCAATGGCCGCAAAAATAGATGTGGATTATGTCAACGAGATTCTAGCTGCTCTGACAGCACAACTTACCAGTATGAGCGAGCGTACCTGGCTCGAGCATTTTAGAAAAGACAGCATCCAGAAATTACCTCACGATGTGGGACTGATGTTGCGCAGCAGCTGGCGCAAAGTGCGCTATGTCATCATCGACCCTTCAGCACTCAACTTCAAAAGAGTCTTTCGGATGCGCCTCGAGGCCTTTGCCCTCGAGGCTACGGTCAGAAACGCCAAAAACGCTGTGCTGGACGGCATTATGACGCAATCGCGGATGCTGGTAAATGGGCAGTACAAGCTGCTGGATGTACCCAGCAACAAGCGTTGCATTGATGACTATGCTGCCTATAGCTGGAATCCCAAGGCCACAGAGCGAGGCGAGGATGAGCCGGATAAAACAAGTGATGCCGACCACACAAAAGATGATGAGCGCTATTTCTGCCACACCATCTATGGGAAAGAGGTTTTGTCTTGAAGCTAACTGATATCGCAAGGGGGAAACCCTGGCCCCCTGAAAGTGAGCGTCCACGGTTGGCGCGCTATCAGGCCAATCTGAAACTGTTTAAGAACGAGCACTATGAGGTTTTTAAACATACGCTCGAGCGCCTTGACAAAATCAAGCCCTTACAGCTGGATGACAGCCTGATTCACTATGCGCTGGGCTGGCCCCGGCGCATCAGCACACACTGGATGGACATGCTTTTTTCGGAGCCGCCAGCAGTCAATACAGCTGCGAATGCACAGGAGCTCGAGCAGATCCTCAAACGCTCGAGGTTTTACGGAGAAACCGGGCCACAGTCGGTGCTTGATCGCAGCGTTTACGGTGACGCTGTGCTGAGGGTCGGACTGGCAAAGGGGGAAGGATTCATACAGTGCATCAGCCCCCGCTACTGGTTTCCAATTATCGCTGATGGCGAGGCGAGTGCCCATGTTTTCGCCTGGCCGGTATCTGCTTCGCTCGAGTCGCTGTTTGGCCTGGTCGATGCCAAGCGCAATTTCATCCACTTTGAAATCCATATACCCGGCGAAGTCATTCATCGCGTCTTTCGCTATACGAAAAACAAAAACGACACGGGTGTTCTGGGTGAGGAGGTAAGCCTGCTCGAAATCGACGAGGAACTTGGGGCACGCCTTGGTGATGAGCAAACCGACACCTTTGAGGCTGATGACTTTTTAGTCATCCCGATGCACGGCCTGCGCCTGAGTGAAGACTATTTTGGGCTGGATGATTACGAGCATATTGCTGGCATTCTGAATGGCCTCGAGTCCCGCTTTGCCCACATTGACAGCATTCTGGACAGGCACTCTGACCCGAAAATGGCCGGGCCACCCCAACACAAAAAGTGGAACGCAAAAAAGCAGCAATTTGAACTTGATCATCGCGGTCACTATTTTGATTTAGACGCTGAAGATAGAATGCTTGAGTACATCACCTGGGAAGCTGAACTCGAGTATGCCTTTACCCAAGTTGAAAAGTTTCTGGAGCTGCTCTACCTTTTTAGCGAGACCAGCCCAGCCGCATTTGGACAACTAAAACAGGGTCTGGCTGAATCTGGCAGCGCCCTGAAACGGCTGATGATTTCAGATGAGCACCGCGTTGCCAGGGAGCGCCGCGCCGTACAGGATGCCTTCAGCCGAGCCATTGAACTCGTTGGGCAGCTCACCGGCAAGCCGCTCGAGACCAGTTGGCACTGGTTTGACGGCGTGCCGAGCGATCCCCTCATCGAGGCGCAAGCGGAGAGTACAAAAATCACAGCAAACCTAACCGACTACATCAGCGCCATAATGAGAGCCAATAACGTCAGTCGGACTAGAGCAGAGCAGATGTGGGCTGAGTTAATCGAGCAAAAAGCCCAGCTCGCAGCCTTTGAGCCAGCACAGGCGCTCGAGCAGTTTGGCAGGGAGGGCGAATGAAACCGGCACGCCTGGACTTTAAGCTTTGCGAAGGCGACATGAATCCCTATAAACTGCGCTTCCCTTACGACCTAACCGGCGCAATCGTCACCATGAAAGTTGCCTCGAGGACAGCGAGTCTTTTCGTCCTGACCAACCAGAATGCAGGACTTATCGTAGCCGCTAATACCCCTGTTGCGGGGAAAAGTGAAGTCACTTTTCGACAGATTACTGAAGTCGAAGAAGACACCATCAAAGCCCTGCCGGGCAAAACCGCATTCTGGAATCTCAAAATCAAATTTGCTGGCGAGGCACAGCCCAGAAGTTTTTTTCAAGGTCTGCTCGAAATCGATGAGGACGAAATTGTATGAGCGTTGTTGTCGAGATTATTGAAGAGGTTTATCAGCTCGAGGTCATCGAAGAAATCGCCGAGCTGGTGCCCGTTGAGCAAGTTGTGCAGATGGTTGAGGTAGTCGAGCAGGGGCCTGCTGGCCGTGATGGAGCCGATGGAAGCGGGACATTTTTTCATCACACGCTTGCTGACCCACCACAAATTGTTTGGCCTGGAGTTTCCCCTCGAGCCGTCTATTTAAACGGGGTTCTTGATCCAAACTGGGACGTTATATCTGGAAATTTGAATCTATATTTCGACGCACGGCCAAATGACAAGCTTACATTTCTAGTCTAAAGGAGCTATTAATGCCAACAAACCAAATAAGAGGTAGCACCCAAATCATAGATGCAAGCATTCCGCTGTCCAAACTGGTGCAACAAGCAGACATCGTGCTCAGAGATGGCTCGGTGGCGTTGACTGGCGACCTGAATGTTGGTGGCAATCAGCTCAGCAACGTTGGCGATGGGGTAGTAGATGGCGACGCAATCACGCTGGGGCAAGCAAAAGCACTGCTCTATGGCAAGCTTTACAGACGAACAGCTCGAGCTGCTGCTACAGGAAACGTCAACATCAGCAACCCAGGCACAGCTAGTTTTGATGGGGTTGCTTTTAGCAATGGTGAACTGCTGTTTCTGCCCTTCCAATCCACAGCATCTCAAAACGGACTTTATGTTTTTAACGGGTCAGGCTCAGCCCTAACGAGGGCCTTGGATGTAGATGAAAACAATGAAGTGCAGCCAGGTCTCGAGGTCTTTGTTTCCGAGGGCGCAACCTACGCTGACCATGTTTTCAAGCTGACTACCAACGCGCCTATCACTGTTGGCACGACCAGCCTCACCTTCGTGGATGAGGGCACGGCTGTCAACTACACTGCTGGCGATGGCCTCGACCTGACGGGTGCTGAGTTTAGCATTGACCGCAGGACTGGCAGCGGCCTTATCATTACCTCAACCGAGCTGGATACCGACCCTGCTGTTTTGCAATACGTTGCAAAAATCATCGAGAATGAAATCCCAGGGGGGAGCATCAACGGCTCGAACAACAGCTTTACCCTTGCCAATGCACCAGTGGCAGGAACCCTAAAGCTTTATCACAACGGCCTTCGATTACTACCGACTACGCACTTTACTCTTTCTGGCTCGACCATCACGACCACCTTCGCCCCTACAACTGGCGATAACCTGATTTGCGATTACAGGATGGCTTGATGAGGCGGCTTATAAAGTGGTGGCCTCTACTGATTGCCCTGCTCGTTCTGAGCAGTGGCCTGACTCAGCAGACTATCCCCCTATCCCAAATCAGAGCCATCGCAGACAATAGCATCGTAGGGAATAACTCAGGCTCGAGTGCCAGCCCAAGCGCCTTAACAGGAGCACAAGCCACTGCACTGCTGAGTCTCTATAGCTCGAGTGATCAGGGAATTGTGCCAGCGACTGGCGCAGCAGCAGCCACAAATGTTCTAAGGGTAGATGGCACCTGGGGAACTGTGCAGGCAGGAGCGATAGCCAACAACGCCGTTCAAAATACCAAGCTGAGCGACATGCCTCAGAGCACCGTCAAATGCCGCGTAACTGCGAGTACAGGTGACCCTCAAGACTGTACCTCAGCCCAGATGATTACCGTGCTGGGCGCTGACCTCACCGAGGCATCCACCGATGCGTTTTTTGGCCTGACTTTTTCGCCATCGGATACCATAGCCTTTTTGGGTGATGATAATACTGACACATGGGGTGTGGATGTCAAGCATCAGATGACAATAGTTTCTGATGCTAACGGCATAAAAATAGCCAACGATGAAGCAAGCCCAGGGAATAGTGAATACTACGGGACAAATGGATCTGGAACTAAAGGATATTTCCCATTGCCAAGCGCTGGAGCAATCACAAATGCCTCAGCTTCACTAGGTGCCGATGTACAAATGGCAACCACAAATCAGTGGTACGACGGCCCGAGTGTTTCTCTTGAAGCTGGCACATGGCTTGTCAGCAGCCACACGACAGTTCAACGGAATGCCACAACTGCTGAAACCATTTTTAATCGAGTTACGGATGGAACCAACCACTACGCAAGCTCTCAAGCGTATCACCCCTCAGCCTCGGGCGCGTCCGTCAATATCGCACTCACCAGCATCATCATTCTTGATAGTACCACAACAATAAAAATACAGTCTGCTACCAGTGCCGGTGCGACGACGGTGCTCATGAAAGCGGCAATTTCAGCCAACGGCTCAGGAAACAACGCCACAAAAATTACAGCCATTAAGTTGCAATAACGTGGTGACCCCCGAGAAAAAGCTCGAGCAGCTCTATAAAGATGCGGTCGAGCAAATCCTCGAGCGCGTCCGCAGCGAAGCCAGAAGCCCAACCGAATATGAACAGCTCTTGCTTAAAGACTTAAGCAAGCTGATTCAGAAGCTTGATAAGGAGGCCGAAGTATGGATTAGTGAGCATGTTGAAAGCGCCTGGCGTGAAGGGCAAAATGAGGTGGCCAATGCCCTAAAAGGGGTGCTCGAGTTTTCTGAGCCGCTGGCCTTGCAGCCCATCAACGAGCCAGCCGTGAGGATTCTGGCTGAGAATGCTCTTGGCGATTTGAAGCAAGCCAATCGCCTGATTGGCCGCAGTGTAGAAGATGCTTACCGCAAGGTTTCCATCGAGACCGTTACGCAGGGCTTTGCTGCTGGCAGTGGGGTTTTTGAAACCCGCAAGCGCCTCGAGCTTGCCCTGGTCGAAGGTGGCCTGAGTGCCTTCACCGACTCACGCGGTCGCAAATGGCGACCCGCTGCTTATGCGGCGATGGTGGCGGTGACCGTGCGCCGTGAGGCGACCAATACGGCGACCATTGAACAGCTGACAGCCCTCGACATCGACTTGGTCAAAGTCAGCGAACATCCAAACCCTTGCCGCATCTGTGCACCATTTCAGGCTCGGGTGTTTTCCATCAGCGGCAATGACCCGCGCTTTCCTTCGCTTTACGGGACCGCCTTTAAGAGTGGGTATAAAAATTTTCATCCTAATTGCGTTGTTGGTGAAACGAGGGTATCAGGCCCTCGAGCGAAGTCTGCGCTTTCCAGGCAATACAAGGGTAAAGTCGTTACTTTCAGAACTGCCAGTGGCAAACAGCTCACCGCCACCCCCAACCACCCGATATTGACCCCTAAAGGCTGGGTCGGCGCTGGAACGCTTCAGAAAGGGGATGAGGTCTTTGAGTACATCGGCAGTAAGCGGGTATTGGGGAGTAGACCAGATAATGTAGACATTAAGCCCGAGATTAAGTATGTAGCGCGTTCTTCGCTGGTGCCTTTCGGCATGTCGCCCATAAGCGTGCCAGTGTCCGCCGAAGACTTCCACGGCGACGGTATTGGTAGCAAAGTCAGCGTTGTATATCCCCAGCGCCTTTTGGGCTGTGAATGCATCGAGGGTTTCAGCGATTTGCTCGACCGTTTGTCCGCCGAGGTAAAGGTTGATCAGATCATCTCTATTGAAGTGGGTGAATTTTCTGGACATGTCTATAACCTCGAGACTACTGAAGGATGGTTTGCTGCCAATGACATTATAACCCACAACTGTAGCCACTCTCTCATCCCCTGGCTCGAGCAGTATGAGCCAAAAGAGGAGGTTAACAAGCAGCTTAAATTAGCTGGCCGACCCCTTAGCGAAGACCCGCGCAGCAAAGCTCAGCGCGAAGCCTATGCCAAGGCGCAAACCCTCAAGCGCCAGACCAGAGAAAGCCGCTATCAGTGGGAGCGGTACCGGGCAGTGCTTGGTGATGAAGCCCCGAAGACCTTTGCTAGTTTCATGAGCATTAAGAAGGCTGATGGAGAAGCCTATCAACAGCTTGTAGAGAAAGCTCGTATCGCTGCTGAGATTGCTCGAGATTATCCTGGTAAGATCGGCTCTATTTGACTATGATATGATAATAGTTGTACGAGAGCTTCTGGAGCTAAAATGACCACTATTGCCAAACCCACTCTTACACTCACTCATCTTTCCGATGAGGTTGACCGCTTGATGGCCGCAGATGAGTGGAATGAAACGCATTACCGCCGCATTTTGGCTTTGGCCAAAGAACTGGTTAACGGCGATGGCGACAGGCTTGAGTTTCTCTTTATAGCTGCCAAGCCGGAATGGCTTGTTGGCGATTTTAGCTACGGTTAATTAGTCCTACAATCCCACTTTTTTCAGCCCCCGACTACCGCAGGGGGCTTTTTCGTTGATAGTTCGTTGATGGTTCATTGGAGTCTCTGTGATAAGTGACCTCGAGTGCAAAGCTGTGATTGATGAAAACTGGCCAGCCTATGCCGAGCTGCTGGGTGTACAGGATTGGACGCTGACCTTTAAGGCAGGCAAGCTCGATGCTGGAACATACGGGCAGGTTCAGCTTCGCTACCCCTATAAAGCGGCTGATATCTACCTCGACCCAAGCGAGCTTGCTGATACTGATCACGCAAAAAGCGTCTTGAGACACGAACTCATTCACGTCATGCTGGCAGATTTTGATGATTTTGCCGATGCCCTCAAAAAAAGCTCGGGCCTAAGTAGTGATGTCCACTATCACCTTGCAGACCGAGCCTTTGAGCGCATGGTTTATGCGGTCGAACAGCTTATTGCGCGGCTGCAAAAAAGGAGCGCTGTGCTTGTAAATGGTGACAAGGTTAAAGTCAATGACGGGCTCTATCAGGGCCAGTCTGGCGAGGTAGTTGACGACACCTGGTCTTGTGGTCAGGTCAGGGTCAGGCTCGAGTCCGGTGAGGAACGAGTCTTAAGCGAGAAGTGGCTCGAGCTGAACGAACGTTAAACCCAACCCGCTTCTGCGGGTTCCTTGCGTCCCTAGCTTAAACGTTAGAGCACACCCTTACCCGGGTGAAGGTGCCAGTGTCCATCTGGCGGGATGCACCAGCCTACGGACGGGCTTAAGTCCGGCCAGCTGACGACAAGCTGAGATTGTCGGTCTGTGAAATCCACACACGCAAAAAAGGAGTGGTTATGGATTGGTTAGAGCGTTTATTGGGTCTTTGGGATGAAGCTGACGAGGGTTCGGATGGGGCCTCTGGTGATGCCGAGGATACCGAAAAGGCTGCCGACAAGAAGCCGGACAAAAAGCCGGACAAAAAGCCGGACAAAAAGCCGGACAAAAAGCCTGTGGAATCTGACACGGAATCTGACACGGAATCTGACACGGATGCTGGTGACGATTCTGCCGATGACGATGACGAGGAAACTGTCACGCTCACCAAAAAGCAGCTCGAGGCCAAAATCAAGGCCGCCAAAGCCCAGGCTGAGCGCAAGGCCAAACGTCAGAAAGAGCCCGAAACCAAAGGTGACGACAAAGCTGATAAAAAGGCCGAAGGCGACTCGAAACAATCCGCTGCTGACCGCCGCATCATCCGCAGTGAAGCCAGAGCCATTCTGAGCGAGCGCGGGGTACCTGCTGATGCCCAGAAAGCGGTCTTGAATCTCATCAAGGTCAAGGACATTGACTTTGATGAAGACGGTGATCCGGACTATGAAGCACTCGAGGAACAAATTGACGGTCTCCTCGAGCTGGCCGGAAAGCTGGCCCCCAAAAAGCAGGATCTGGGCAGCAAGAAAAAAACCTCTGAGGACAGTGGCCCCAAAAAGCCTACGAGTTTCCTCGAGGCCATGCAAATGGACCGTCAAAAATCCAAAAAGTAGGAGTAACCATGAAAAGCCTTTTTAACCGCAACTTCGCTGTGCTGCTTATTCAGGTGGTCATTTTTGCCATCGTGGGCATCATTCTGGCCCAGCTGGGCTATGGCGAGCATCTGCCTGCAATGGCCGTGCTGCCAACCCTGACCAATTTGCTCGATACCCATGCTGCCAGTGCTGGCAAGCGCTATCTGGGTAACCTGATGCTAAAGGCCAGCCCGCTACTGCAATATCTGCCCTTTGATGATAGTGTGAACCCTAACCCTGGCAAACCGCTCAAATACAACTATGCCTATCAGAAAGATATGAAGGTTGCCGCCTTTCGCGCCTTTAATGCCGACTTTAACAGCGGCCATGTAACCACTGAAGAAAAAGATGTCAGCCTGAAGGTCTTTGGTGACGCCTTCGAGCTGGACCGTGTCTTTGCCCAGGCTGATGCCAGGGATGCCAATGTGGCAGGTACCCAGAACTGGGTTGAGCTGAATACTGAGGAAATTGCTCGCAGTATTCGCCAGCTCATGAATGACACCGCTATCCGTGGCGATGTTGCCGTCAGCGCCCTGCAATTTGATGGCCTCTCGAAGGTTCTCACTGGCACTACCAGCGAGCTGGATGCGGCTGCCAGCCCCACGCTGGTGGATCTGCGCCACGGCCTGACCGATAGCGCCTACCGGGCTTCGCTGGAAAATCTCAAGAAGTCCATTAACCGCGTTCGCGCCTTCGGCCTGACGCCCTTTATCTTTGCCAACGAAGATAGCAAGCTCAGGCTCGAGACCATCGCTCAGAACCTGGGCTATTTCCGCCAGCAGAAAGGCACCTTTGGCGAAGACATTGGCGACTTTGCGGGCGCGATGATTCTGGATCTGGGGGTCATCGGCTCCACCGATGGCAACGGGGCCAATGTCATTCCGACCATCACCAGTGATGGCAGTGGTGGCCTGGTCAACGGCTCAAATTACAGTGACCTGTATGTGGTTGGCTTTGGCGAAAAAGGCTTCCACGCCGTGACCTTGAGGGGCGATGCTGGCGTTAACTACTACAGTAACTTTGACGATAACACCCCCGGTGTGGTTCGCAAGGTCGAAGGTGAACTGGTTGCCGCTGTGGTGCTCAAGTCCAGCCGCGCTGCCTTTGTGCACCGCGATGTACGCCTGAGCTAATTAAAGGAGACAAAATGGCAAAAACTAAACTACCCCCTAAAGCCGCCCCCGAGCTAGCGCCTAAAGCTGAAAAGCGCGTCTTTGGCACTAAAACCGCCATGGAAGAAATGCACCGCGCCAACCATGCCCAGGCCCCGGAAGAGCAGGTAACGCTGTCTCGAGCAGAGTTTGAACTTCTGCTCGAGCGCCTGGCTGCACTCGAGGCCAGTGGCGCTAACCCCGGACTCAAAACCGAGGAATAAGCATGTACGTGACTCTGGAAGAAGCCGATGCCTACTTCGCCGGACTGCTCTTTGTCGAGCCCTGGCGCGAAGCCGAAGCTGAAGCGCAAACCGCCGCCCTGACGCAGGCTAACCGCGCTGTAAATCAGGCTTTGCCCAGCGGCGAGCCTGAAGAGGAAGATCAGGAGGACAAGTGGCCGCTCTTGGGCATGACTCTGCCGCCAGAAGTTGGCTTTGCTGTTTGTGAAGAGGCTCTGGCGTTGTTGCGTTTGCAGGCTGACCCTGATGCCTATAATCGGTCGCTGCTGCGTTGGCAAGGGGTCAAGAGCCTAACCTATGGTCACTCGAGCGAAAGCTACGCTGACCATTACGGCGATAAAGGCCCTTTTGCCAGCCTATGCAGCGAAGAGGCCAAGGCCTTCTTACGTGGGGTCATTTCAAACTCGGTCTGGCAGCGATGATTTTCCCGGACACCATCACCCGCTATGCACGAACCGGGCAGAATGCTCGAGGTGATGCCATTCTGGCCGCTGCCCAACCCTTGCAGGTGCGCTGGGAAGATGTGCAGCGCCTCGTTAAAAATCAGCGCGGCGAAGAGGTCATGAGTCAGGCTCGAGTCTTTGCCAAAAGCGAGATAAGGGTCGGTGATGAGGTCGTCCGTGAGGGCATCCGCTATCAGGTTCTCTCGGGAGGGCGGATTCAAAGCCCTTTTGGGGCAACCTCCCACTGGGAGATTTATGTCTGATGGCAAAACTCATCTCTCGCAAAGACCTGGCTAAAAGCCTTGCTCGAGCCGCTGCCGCTAAAGGTCTCAATAAAGCGGGGCAGCTTCTTAAATCCAAAAGTATGCCCCTGGTCCCGATCGATACCGGCGACCTGCGTGGCAGTGGCAATGTGCGTGAGGCAAGCCCGGCTGAGCTCGAGGCTCAGGTGGGCTACAGCACGCCCTATGCGGTTGCGGTTCACGAGGATTTGGCCGCGAACCACCCAAATGGTGGGCAGGCCAAATACCTCGAGGAACCCGCTCGGGAACACGAGGGAACCATGTTAAGCATCATCAGCGATGCCTTGAAGGAGGTCAGCAATGGTTCAGGATGACCTCTGTGCCCTGATTGCAGCCAACGGTCATGGCGTGGTGGGCACGAACATTTTCAGCTATCAGGTCGAAAGCCCTGACGACATTGTGGTTGTGCGTGTCTATGACAATCAGCCTGGCGAATTTGAGCGTGAAGACGGCTTTACGCCTGACGAAAAGGTCTTTGCTCAGCTGCTGGTACGTGGTCGGAATGATGAAACTGCCGAAACCAAGGCCAGGGCCATCCACGATTTGCTGCACTTTGAGCGCACAACGTTGGCCGGCAAATGCTATCACTACTCTCTGGCCTTGCAGCGCCCAGTACCGCTCAAACGCGACGACAAAAACCGCGCCTATTACGTATTTAACCTCGAGCTTCTCAAGGAGGCATGATGAAAGAGTATTTGCTTTTCTTGCCAGACCAGTATGGCAAGAAATACCTCAACCAACCCATCAGTGAGGCACCCATTCTCATCACCGATAAAGCGAGTGCCCGGCAGATGATGACGTTGGGGCTGGCCCTGATAAAAACGGAAGCTGAGCTGGCCGCAATGACTGAGGCCAAGCCAGCAGCGGCTGAGGAACCCGCCGAAACAAGTAAGAAAAAAGCCAAAAACTAAGTACCTCCATGGTGAATTTGCATCATGCAAATTCACCCGAGTGGAACGAGTACGGATGAATCAGTCAAGTATTCTGCAAATTCACTATGGAGCAAGTTAGAGCCACACAAACCCACCAAGTAAGTCCGCAGCTGCGGACTTTTTCATTTTTGAAAGGACATTATGGGACGCGAAACCACTGGCTACAGCGCCACCACTAAAAAGGACACCATTCGCGGCGTCGGCAATCTTTATCTGAATATCGTTGAAGCCGAGCTGCTAGACGCAGGCGAGGTAGACCCGATCACAGCAGCCCTTGTCGGTGCTATTGTCATTGGGGCAACCAAGGGCGGCATCACTTTAAGCATTAAACCGGTCTGGCAAGAGCTGGATATCGATGGCCTCTCAGAGCATGACGAGGGCAATCGCATTATCACAGATTATGACGTGATGTTTTCGACACAGGTTGTCGAGGCTGCTCATGCCCGGCTGACCAAATACATCCCCGGCACAGAGGCAGTGGCGGTTGGAAACGGCCTCACCAGAATCGGGCCAAAAGCAGCAGACTGCGGCTGGCCCGAATACATCACCAATGTGGCCTGGATTGGCAAGCAGTATGACTGCGGCGTGACCAAGCCAATCGTGGTCGTCTTACGTAAGGCGCTCAGCAAGGACGGCATTACTATCAGCACTGCGCCTCGAGCCTCAGCAGGCATCAGTGTGGCCTTCAAGGGCCATGCTGACCCTGTAGCGATTGCCGACGCCTGGCAGCTCTACACCCCAACCGCGCCTTAATCAGCAATGCCTAGAAAGCAATGAGCAATGAGAGATGAGTAAAAATCAACCCACTCATTGCTCATTGCTGACTTAAAAAGGAGAAAACATGAAACTACCTGATATCCTCGAGCCAACCCCCAAAATCCAGATCGTTAAAAACGGCCAGACCTATGAGCAAGCCATGAAGCGGCTCGAGTTGGGCCTGGTCATGGATTTTATCGAACTGCTAAACGATATTTTAGCCAGGGGCCAACAGGAGGCCCTAAAGTTATTTGAAAAACTGCTCGAGCAAAAATTGATGAATCAACAGGGCTTTTATCTCTCGGTTGCCATGCTCGGCATCAAGGTGACGCGAACAAAAACCTTTCAGTTTCTCGGTAAACTCCTGAGCCTGTCTGATAGCGAAATGGAGGCTCAGCCCGTTAGCATCATCCCTGGGCTGATTGCCGGGATTACCGAGCATCCCGACCTCGAGGATTTTTTCGCCCAACTCGAGTTGCTCAGCCCGAGGCTCAGCGAGAAGCTGAGCACGATGTCTGGGAAGCCTTCAACGAGCAACTCGAGCGTTATCAGCAGCACACAGGACTCAGTGACGACGACATCCGAAGGCTCCCCTACGGACGGCTGAAAAGTAAACTAAAAATCTTTGCCGAAGCCGAAGCCGACAAGTTCAAAGAGCAGTGGCGGCAAGCCGCCTATATCGGCTATCAAAGCTATCTCTTTATGCCGATGCGCTCCCAAGATAGCCCTGAGCCAATGGGCTTTGAGGATTGGCTCGAGAACATGGGCCTCAGTTATAAGAGCTATGTTGACGAGTCGATGAAGCTCTCGGATGAGGAACTTGAGAAGCTGGCCAATGAGACGGTGGCAGATATAGCTGCGCAGTTTAAAAGGAGTGGTAGTCTTGGGCATGAAAGCTAAAGATGACCTGGAAGCGGGCCGCCGTCTTTGAAGCGCTCATGAAGCACCTGCAAACACACCAGAGCGTCCTGGCTACAGGCATACGCATTGAAGGCCTCGAGCCAGTTGAGATACGCATTATGCTGGCAGGCTTTCAGGCTGAATTGCAGGGCAAGTTAAGGCGCAATCAGGTCAAGGAAGAACTGGCCTATATTGCTGAATTGACTCGAGCTAATGAGACCTTGCCAGCGCCTCACTGAGATAACTTACGGCGAGTTGATTTAGGCTGGTGCCTTCGGCTTCAGCGCGTTCCACTAAACGGCGGTGCAAGTATTTGGGTACCCTTAGCCTGAACTGGCCACTATAAGCCTCGAGGTCTGTGCCTGGTTCGGGTGGTGTTTGGCCCTGCTCGAGCAGGGCCTCGATGATGAGTTCTTTGCTGATATCGGCTTCACGAATGGCGGCTTCGATGGTAGGCCCATCGCCATGCGCGGC